AGATGTGTGAGATTGCTGGACTAGATAAAGGGTTCGTAAGAAGAAACCAAGGAGGAAGTGGAGGTGCACAGAAACTAATGAAAGGAGTACCAACCTCCTACTGGAAAGATTCCTATGAACTACAACTAAAACTATGGGAAGAAATACCACCAATCTCAGCAAGAATAGCTAAGGAAAAGGAAAGTAAGGGAGAACACTACCACCCATTACAACATTGGACAATGAGTATGTGGAGTGAACTATGGACTGCATGGAAACACGGAAGATTGACTGCAGTACCCGAGGAATTTAACTTTATGTTTTATACTAATGGTGTAAAGGATTGGGAAACCTTTGGGTTCTACCATAATGCTGGAGTATTGGGAACTCAAAAGGATAGATTCTTTAAGGGAAAATACGATAATGGAATACTACCCTACGGAGATATAATAGAGGACATAGATACAACCCTAGCGGGATATAAATACTACCAATTAGTACAAGAGGTAGGGAAAACAAGTTGCTTAAAATAAATGATATGAAAAATAGTAAGGCATACGTAAAAGTAATGAAGGGTGATATAAACAAAGCCCTTAAAAAGTGGAAATCAAAAGTAATAGAATCAGGACACTTGGAAGAACTGAAAGATAGACGAGAGTTCCTAAAACCATCTATCATCAAAAGAAAGAAAATGAAAGATGCTATAAGAACCCAACAATGGGCTGAACAAAGATATAAAGAAGAATAGTATGATAGAATTAGTAATACCAACCCTATGGAAATCAGAGCATATACATGAGATGCTAAAGAAATATGATGAACACGATTTAGTATCAGCTATCCATATAATAGATAATGGTAAAGAGTTCCATAAACACTACCCCCATAGGTTCCCACTCGGTAAGTGGAGAGTATATCAACCACCAACATATAATGAATGGGTAGTAAATGAAGCCTGGAATATAGGAGTTCGTGCGTGTAGTGACCAATCTTTGGTAGGAATACTAAATGATGATATACTATTTGATACTGATATGCTAGATTATATACTATATTGGAGTGAAAATATAGGAATACTCGGTATGCACCAAGATAACTATACTAATACCGAAAAGAAATACGAGATAGTAGATATACCCCATCATAACTACGGCTGGGGGTGTGCAATCTTCTTTGATAAATGGAATTGGGTAGAAGTACCAAAGGAACTAAAACTATACTATGGTGATACCTGGCAGTTCCATATGAACCCTATACCATGTAAAGCACTGAAAGGTGTACCAATGAAAGGAAGTAATATCTCAGCAACGAGTGCACATCATGAACTAATACCAACACTAACTGAACTACATAAGAAAGATATGGAGTGGTGGGGTAAGAATGCTGATTTATCAAGATTTAATTGGGGAGCATGAGTAGAATACTAGCGTTTGGAGATAGTTGGACAAAGGGACATGGAGTAGAAACTGATATACGATATAAAGAAGACCCAACACCTCCACCATTTATAGATAAACTACGAGAACAAAACTCCTGGCCTAACCAACTGGCTAACCTACTAAATCTACCTGCAATAAACTTTGGAGTATGTGGTATAGGAAATAGAAAGATACTGGAAATAGTAAAGGAAACTATAAAAAGTGGGTTCGTAAATAAAGATGATATAATACTGATAATGTGGTCTTACCCATATAGAGATAGTGACCCAATAGAAGTATATACAGAAGCAGAACAAGTGCTGGAAAACTACCAACACCTATACTTTAACTCCTTCTACCGAACCTTTGATGATAATAGTATAGAATATATCAACACTACTAACTTTGTAGAACCTGAACAATGTATGAGTGATATACTTGCAGATTATGAAATACTGAATGATAAATCAGTATGGGAATATAATAGTAGAAGTGTATGGGAAGATGAAAATGGTATGAGGGTGGGTGACTACCACCCTAACTACCTTGGCTATAAACTAATAGCTAAACAAATGTATGATTGGATTAGTAGTAGATACTCCGGTTATACCCCTTAGCTCTTCGTTCCCTTTCTTCTTCCTCTTTTTCGCTGATAAGTAACCAAGTAAATTGCTGAAAGTTGCCATTAGGTCTAAATAACAACTCTAACATATCTTGTTTGTATAATTGCCATTCTTTCCACCAATTTTCATCATAACTATCTTTATAGTTGCCTGGACCTAAAGAAGTATGTATATCCCAAGGTTTGGAACGATACTTTTTCTGTATAGCCTTCTTTTCTTTAAGATAAGCCCTATACTCTTTAAGTTCCTCAAAACGATGCTGAGTTGCTAGTGTAATTTTATTGTATGCCATAACTGAATAATTTAGATGAATAATAAATAATAGTAGAAACCTCGAACTAATCAGCTTTTCCTATCGAGGATGATACTTTTTTTGATAATTTGATTGATATAATATATAAATAATTTTTGGAGATAACCACCCCCCTTATTGTGTAAGTTAAAAGATGAATGATACTGGATATGGTGAATAACTATTGGGTGGCGGACGAAACTTACAAGGCAGGATAGTTGCAATTCATATACAGATTTACTTTAGCTGAACCGAACAGAGTGAATACTGCAAGTCTTCTAACATCATAGGAAGTAACAAAATAATAAGTGATTTTAAGTATTTATGGTTAATGGTATACTAATAAATATGCACGCATTGCGGAAACGTAAAAAAAATATACAAGTATAAGAAAATAGTATAATACAAACATCTACTATAAGAAAAATCTATGGTAGAAACTATATTGCACGAAAAAGGGGACTGAATGAAGAATACCATAAACCATTGTCCCCTTGTTTCTATATAGAAAATCTATAAAATAGCACGAGTGGGAAAAATGAAAGGTAATCCAATAAAACCCACTCTTACAATACTATATAAAAATATATCAGGTGGTTAAAATCATTTATACCAATTATGATAAAAAAATATAATTTAGTATGGCAGAGAAAAGCATAAATTACAAAATCAACATAGATGATGGTAAATCAGTACAAACTCTATCCCAATTGGAAAGAGAAGCGGAGGGGTTAAATGCAGCTCTGAAACTGATAAAACCCAATACCCAACAATTTAAGGATTTAACCAAAGAGGCTCAAAACGTACAGAAAAGTATAAAGAACCTAAATAAAGAGATAGAAGGTATATCCTTGGAAGATAAACTGGAAACTGCAGATGGTGCAATCAAAACCCTTGCAGGTTCTACCCAGGCACTCGTAGGAGGGTTTGGACTACTTGGAGTAGAAAGTGAGAAACTAGAGTTCTTGGAAGGAAAAGCAGCCTCTGCTATATCATTCGGTATGGGACTGAAAGATTTAAGTGAAGGGTTTGGAAAACTCGCTAAATCTACCAAAGTTGCATCTGCAGCACAGAAAGCATATAACGTAGTACAAACTGCATTCAATGCTATCATGGCAATGAACCCACTTGGAATACTAATTGTATCTCTAACTGCAGTAGGAGCACTGATATATACTTTTAGAGATGCAATACTTGACCTGATAAAGAAGGCACTTGGACCATTTAGTGGAATCATAGATAGTATAGTAGGAGCATTTACTTCCCTTGCAGAAAGTATAGGATTAGTAGATGATGCTGCAACTAAACTAACTAAAACTACTATAAAGGAACTTGATAAACAAATACGATTACAAGAAGCAGCAGGAGAAAAGACATTAGACCTACAAAAGAAGAAACTACAAGAGGAACTAAAACTTTTGGAGAAAGGTACAGATGAATACGAAGAAAACCTCTTACAACAACAGATACTTGATGCTAAAATAAATAAAGAAATCAAGGATGAACAAGATAAGTTGGATAAGGAAGCTGATGATAAGAGAAAGGCTAGAAATAAAGAAATAGCTGATGAAAAGAAAAAGAATGCAGAAGAAGCCCTAAACCTACTACAAAAATACGAACAAGAAGCACAAGATTTACTTGCAAAGAGTGATATAGAAAAACTTGATTTAGAATACAAACGAGCACAGGCAGAAATAGATGCACTAAAAGTAAGTGAAGAAGAAAAAACCAAAATACGATTACAGGCAGAACAAAACTATCTAACCAAGAAGAAAGAAATAACTGACCAAGCAAATGAAGATACCAAGATGGCAATTGCTGCTGCAACTCAAAATGTAATAGATATAGAAAATGAGATAAGGTTGATGCAGGCAACTTCTTTGGAAGAAGAAAGAACTGCTAACCTAGCTTTATTAGAAGCAGATAGACAAAAGGAGGTTGCTAACGAAGAACTAACTGAACAAGAGAAACTAGCAATCAACAAATTGTTCAACGAGAAGAAAAAACAACTGAACCAAGCGTATGATGATATACAGAAGGATGATGATGAAGCAGTTGCACAAAACAAAAGAGATGTAACTAACCAATCCATCGATGCTATTCAAGGTGCACTGATGACCCTATTTGGTGAAAACAAAGCACTAGCATCAGCAATGGTATTAGTAGATGCAGGACAAGCTGCAGTAGGTATTATAAATAACGCACAGAAAATGAGTTTTGGTGCAATACCCTACCAAATCTCTCAATTCGCTCTACTTGCAGCAACAACAGTAAGTTCCTTAAAACAAATCAACTCTGCTAAACCAAAAGGTGGAAACTCAACACCATCAGTTCCAAGTGGGATAGGACAAACACCTAACATGAGTGGATTGGAACAACAGATAGGACCACTTGATATAGCAGAGGCACAGAAACCAAGTAACGAGATGGTAAGAGCATACGTGGTAAGTGGTGATGTAACTACTAACCAAGAAGCAGATGCTAAACTCTCTGCTAAACGCAGTGTAGGGTAAAATACTATAATTTTAACCACTTTAACAAAGCATATATAATAAATTATATATGGGGAACCAACCAATGAAAATAATTGCATTAGAAATAGACGAATTCGATTTAACGAGTGGAGTAGATCGTATATCGTTGGTAGAAACACCAGCAATAGAAGAAAACTTCTACTACTTTAACGAACAAAAACCCATAACTGATGAATATATCTTCGAGAAAATAGTAGAAGATATACTAAATGAAGAATCAGTTGATAATCTACCAGAAGAAATACAAGATAATATAATACAACAACTAGAATCCGTAGGGGAGACTGAGGAAGAACTAAAGGCTGCTGGTTGGATTCGTGAAGGGTTGGGGGACGAGCACTTCGTAATACAATCCACCGCAGACCTTTCTTCTTTGGAAGATACTGGTGATAGGATATACAGATACCAATACAGAGTACAACCAGGTAAAGGTTCCCCTATACAGAGTGATACTCGCTCATTTTGTAGAACTCTACTCGATATGAATAAACTATATCGTAAAGAAGATATAAACAAGATGACCTATACGGGTGAGAATAGTGGATTTGCACAAAAAGGCTCACTTATATACGATATATTTAAGTATGCCGGTGGAAAATACTGCAGACATCAATGGGTAAAAGTACCATTTAAGAAATCAAATATAAAAAGTACCTTCGCAGAACAAAATAAAGAAAAGGGATTAGTAGTAGGAGCAATCATGGTACCGAAAAAACTAATCTACCGATTCGATTTAGAACAAGGTGAATACTGGGTATATTTTAGTGAAGAAACAATCGAAAAGATTGCACATAAATACTTGATAAACAACTACCAATCATCAGTAAATATAGACCATGCAGAAGATAATGTAGTAGAAGATGTAACCCTCGTAGAATCATGGCTAGTAGAAGATCCAGAAAAAGATAAATCATTCGCAATGATGGGTAAGACATACCCAAAGGGTACATGGTTTGGCACAATGAAAATAAACAATAAGAAAGTTTGGGATGAGTATATCAAAGAAGGCAAGGTGCTAGGATGGTCCGTAGAAGGATACTTTGCTGATAAGATGATAAACCAATCTAAACAAACTTTCTATTACAGAACAATCGAGAGTGGAACTGAAATCGTAATAGATGAAAACACCTTGGTCGTATTTATATTAAAAGATGGAGAGAGAGCAGTAACGTTGCAAGATGGAGAATACAAGTTGACTAATGGAGAAACATTGGTAGTTGTAGACTCAAAAGCACAAGGTAATTTCTAAATCAACAAACAAAAACTAATAAGGAACAAAATTATGAACAAAGAACTAAAAGATTTAGTGAAAAAACACTTCAATTTAGTTGATGCTCCTGCAGTAGAAGAAACTACAACAGAAACTTTCGTAGAAGAAACGGTAGTAGATGTAGTAGAGGAAGTTGCTTTTGGAGAAATCAAAACTGCTGATGGTAGTATTGACCTGAAATTTCCAGGTGAAGAACCAGCAATCGGTAGTGAGATTTATGTAGTGACTGAGGATGGTGACATTCCAGCACCAGATGGTGACCACGATTTAGAAGGTGGAATAACTATCAAAGTGGAGGGAGGTGTAATAACTGAACTATACCCTACAGCACCTGAAGAGGAAACTGAATTGGAAATGCCAGAAGAAATCATTGACGAAACTTTTGACATGCACGAAGAACTAATCAAAGCACTATCTGCAGAATTCAAGACACAGATTGATGCATTAAAATTAGACTTCGCAAAACAAATCGAAGAGGTAAAAGGTAAGGTAGAAACTTTTTCTGCAGAACCAGCAACCGAAAAAACAATTACAACAAAAACTAACTCTAAAAAAGTAGATTTATCTTATGAACCAAGAGACTCAAAAAAGAAGGCTCAGTTCGAAAGACTACTTAATATGAGAAAAAACTAATTAAAAAAGGAATAATACAATGGCAGGATTTAACGTAACCGCATTAGATAACTTTAACAACGAACTAGCAGGAGAATTGCTAGTAAAATCAGTTATCGCAGGCTCTACAACAGAGTTCGTAACAGTAAAAGAAGGAATTAAATACAAAGAACCAATCAACTTACAAGAAATTGATTTAGTAATCCAAGATGGAAACACTTGCGTATCTACTCCATCAGGTTCAGTATCTTATACTCAAAGAGACATCACAGTATGTACAAGAACATCTTACGATGGACTATGTCTTAAAGATTTAGATACAAAGTATATTGGACTATTAGGACCACAAGGTTCTTATCCAGAAACCTATGCTTTCGTAGAAGAATATGCATCTCAATTGGTTGCTAACTTCCAAAAGAAGAATGACCAATTTATCTGGACTGCAACAACTGAAGCTGGTGATTGTTCAGTAGGATTAAATACTTTATTAGCTTCTGGATCAGGTGCTACTTTCGTATCACAATCAGCTCCAGATTCATCAAACATCGGTAACCAAATTGACGAACAATTGGAAACTTTAGCAGTAGATGTACAAGATAGAGATGATCTAACTACTTTCTTATCAGTAGCTAACTTCCGCAAATACATCGTATGGTTAAGAACTCAAAACAACTTCTTCTTTGACCCATCTGCGGTAGAGAACAGAGGTTCATTGCTTTCTATGAAACACCCATATGCTAACTTAACAGTAGTAGGTACAGTAGGATTACAAGGTTCTAACAGAATCGTAACTGGTCCAGCAAGACAAATCGTAGTAGGTACTGACTTAATTTCTGATCTAGACAACTTCCAATTATGGTATGACATTAATGGCGACCAATTGAAGCACAGGATCGTTACTAAATTAGGTGTACAAGTTGCATATCCAGAGTTTTGGGTAACTAACAACTTATAATAACTGAATAACTAACTAAACAAAAAGGAATAAAATTATGGCATGCGATATTACAAGCGGATTTGCACTCGGGTGTAGAGATAACACAGGTGGAATTAAGGCCCTATACATCCTTTCTGGTTCAGTTACTACTATCACAGATACTTCTAACGAAATCAGTGATATAGATGGTAGCGGAGTTTTTTATCAGTTCGATTTACAAAGGAATACAAGTGATTTTACAGAAACCATCAACGGTTCAACTGAAAATGGAACAGTATTCTATGAAGCAACGGTAAATGCCGTGTTCGCTAAATTACAAACTTCAGTACGAAATCAAATTAAAGTACTTGCAGCTAACCCAGACTTAAAAATTGTAGTGGAAACTAACAATGATGCATCTGGTAGCAAGTTCTTCTATGTAGGTAGAGTATTTGGAGCACAGTTAAATGGTGGACAAGGACAATCAGGAACGGCTATAGGAGATGCAAATGGTTATACATTAACCTTTACAGCACAAGAGCCTAACCCAGCAGATGTAATCACAGGTACAACACTTGCAGATGCATTAACTGGTATTACAGTATCACAATAAGTGAAACATAAGTAAGGGGGGTGTAACAACCCCCTAAACTTATTTTAAGGAGATATATGATAAGTCTAAAAGAAAACCAACTCAATACTATAACCTTCCAAAAAGAGAACGATACACCCCTCGTAACGAGTTCCTATGATAGTGGAAGTGTATATAACATAATAACCTACCCTACATTACAGAACAATACAGAGTTGGCAGGTATAACCTATACCAATGATGTAGACCCTACTAACCCACGTTGGACAGTACTAAAAACTAATCTATCTTCTACAAGTAATTACATTGGAAACCAACTCAAAGGAGATGGTGGAACAACCTATAATTTAGAAGTATGGTATGGTCCAATTATAGAACTTAATAACTTTATATGGACTAACAATACCAATACATGGACAGAAGAAACCAGGCTATGGTCTGCACCTTCTTCAGGAGCATTGGCTGTAGATTATGATGGTGTAACTCAAAACTCTACTCTAAAATACCAAGATAGAATCTTTGTATCAGGCACAGTACAACCAAATCAAGAAACATATATATCATCAAACGAAGATGCAACTTACACAGTATACACAGGATAACCCATGGAAAAAAAATTAAATAAACACAAGATGATGATTATACCAAAGTATGGTAATGACTTCTATCCAGATACTATGACCTTTGAAGATGATAAAGGTAAGATAGTATATTATGGAACAAGGAATGACTTTCCAACTTATATAATCGAACTATATAATAAATCAGCAATCAATGCTACTGCAATTAATGCAATCAAAGATGGTATAATTGGAAATGGATTAACTACTGAAAACGAACAAGTTTTAGAAGTTGCTAACCGAGATGGTGAATCATGGAATGACATATTTAAGAAAGTTGCATTGGATAGAGCACTATTCGGTGGATTTGCACTCGAAGTAATCTGGTCTAACGATAGAACTAAAATAACTGATGTCTACCATATAGATTTTTCATATGTAAGAGCACATAGATGTAATGAAAGAGGTATAACACCAGGATACTATGTATCAAGTGAGTTCCAAAACAAAGGTAGATTAAGAGTAAAGGATGAAGAAGTAACCTATATACCAAGATTTAACAAGGTAGATAGAAGCTCTCCATCACAGATATACTACTATAACCCATATAGACCAGGAATGAGATACTATCCACTACCTGATTATACAGGTGGTCTAAATATAATTTCGCTAGATGCTGAGATAGATAATTTCCATAAGAACAATATAGCAAATGGACTAGCACCTTCGCTATCCATAACTACCTTTACTGATGCAGATAATGAAGAAAGGGAAGCGATAGAGAGACAGTTAAGACAATCTTATGCTGGTTCTAACAATGCAGGTTCGTTGATATACATGGATGTGGCTAATAAAGATGAAGCACCAATCATAACACCTATACCACAGAACGGAGCAGATGGATACTATACTACTGTAAATGATATGGTACTACAAAAAATACTAACATCACATCGTATAACCTCTCCAATGTTGGTAGGTATCAAAACCGAAGGACAACTTGGTGGTAGAGATGAAATGTTGGAATCTATGGCATTGTTCCAAAAAAACGTGATAGAACCTAAACAAAGTGATATACTATCAGTCTTCGAAGAACTATTTATGGTAAATGGATATACAGAACCAATAGGAGTAGATACAACAAGACTATTTGATGATGGGGAAGAAACCGAAGTAGTAACCTCAATAGATGCTGATGCTGGTGAAGATAAAGTTTTAGAAGATAGTATAGAAAAAAAGGAAGTAACACCAGACCTAAATATAAACGAAAATAAGGGAATAGTATAATGCAGAATACTCTACTAATAAGTGAAGCAAAACTAAAAAGATTTACTGATATAAACAACGCATTGGATGTTGACTTGATATCATCAGTAATAAGAGAGGCACAGATAGTTCATATAACAAGACTATTGGGAACTAAACTATATGATAAAATTATAGATGATGTAGATAATGGAACCCTAACTGGCAACTACAAAACACTCGTAGATGATTATATCCAAGATGCACTACTATACTGGTCCTACTACGAAAGTTTGGAAACGATATACCTACGACCAAGAAACGCAGGATTAGTAGTACCACAAGGTGGAGAAAACAACTCTGCTAGTGATATAGCACTATACGATAAAAAAAGACAATCGGTGAAAAACAAAGCAGAATACTTTAGCGAAAGATTAGTAGACTATCTTTGTTTTAACACTACCGTATATCCAGAGTATCAACAAAACATAAATGATGATATATTCCCGGATACATCAACACAATATAAATCTCCAATAGTTTTTAGACGAGGTATAGAAGAAATTGCAACCGATATGGGACTAAAAATAACTAACTCACGATATAACTATCTACCACAATAAGAGGACATAGAACATGGCAAACTATAATTTAACAAATCAAACAATCAGTAGTTCATTCCAACAACTACTACAAAAAGATACAGATACTGGTAATTTAGTAGATGGATTGGGTAATGGGATAGATGGATTAAATCTAACTGGTTCATTAAATATACAAGATACAGTAGCTGAACTAACATTAAGAAATGCGAGTGGAACGGGTGAGGTACGGATAACATCAGGACCAGATTATATAACATCATTTAACGATGCAACTTTAACAGGTATTAATACCTATGGTGGTAATACTTTAAGTGGCTCTTGGGGAACTGTTGGTTCAATTACAAATGGTTCAGGAATACAAAACGCTAATGTATCTCCAACAACTGCTGGTGATGTATCATTAAGACATGGAGTAAGCTATAATTCAGTTCAATCAAATGGATATAATGGAACACTCAATCTTAGAGGCGATGAAATCACAATGAACGGTTCATCTTCGGTAGATAGTGGAGTATCTTTAACAGTAAATGGTGATGTATCTGCTTCTAACTTTACAGGTTCATTCATCGGTGATGGTTCCCAACTAACTAACCTACCAATAGAACCCCTACCAAGTGGAGTAGTAAGTGGAAGTGAACAAATCATATTACAAGATACTACGGGTCTATTAAGTGGTAGTAGAATAGATGGAGTAGTTGCAGATTCAACCAACTCACTATACGCACAGAATACTATAACCACTGGTAAGAACTTATCGGGTGGTGAATTATTAAAAGGAACACCATTATACTTTACGGGTAGTGGAACACAAGGAAACCTTGTAGGAGTTTATCCAGCAGATGCAGGAAACCCTGATAGAATGCCTGCAGGTGGTATAGCCGGTGAGGATATAGCAAATGGTGATGAAGGAATAGTTCTTTTAGATGGATATATTGGTGGAGTAAATACAAGTATCTTCGCATCAGGAGATGAAATCTTTGTAGGAGTAGGTGGAGGATATACTAATGTTGCCCCAACTGGTTCTACTAACTTGATACAACACTTAGGAAATGTAGAGAAATCTGCAGTGAATGGTAGTGGTGTAATACAAATGATGGGTGAAGTAAGAGGATTACCAAACATCCAAGAAGGATATGTATGGGTAGGTAATGCTGATGGTGTTGCAACCCCAACCTCAACTGGTTCATTCGGTGGTGGAGGAACAATAGATACTGGTTCTTTTGCAACTACTGGTTCAAATACTTTTGATGGTGACCAAACTATAAATGGCAAAATAGAGGTGATACAATCAACACCAACAAAGTTTGATGGTATTACAGAAGTATCATATCCATTTACAAGCTCAATTGGAGAAACTGGTTATGTAAGACAACAATTTTCTAACCTTGGTGGAGCTGGAACAACATTTGCACAAACAGTAGGTGGTGTTGATTTTGCAGAGTTCAAGAGTGCTCCTAACACCAATTTGATATTTACATCACAACAAGACGAAATAAACTTTTTTGCTGGTGGTAATATTGGACTATCCACTGGTGGTGACACTGGATCAATATTGTTAAATGGAAATACAAATGCAAATGGAACCATAACACAAACCCCTGATTCTAACAACAATGCACTTATACAACAAGGTAATTTCTTTAGCACTTATTATGGTTCTGCACAATTGTGGCAACCTGAATTTGCAGGTGGTAGAAGTAGATTATTTGTAGGTGAAAAGAGTGAAGGACGAATAACTGTTAATGCTTATAGTGGAGCATATGATAATGTAATTGCAATTAAGGCTGATGCAAATGGAATATCATTTAACGATTGGGATTTACCTTCTTATGGAGATGCACCTTGGATGACAGTAGAACAAGGAGGAACTCCAACTTTTACAAGAGGATTGCAAATAGATGGTGATACAGTTGTAAATGGTAGAGTAGATGCAACAGATACTATTTACACCGATTATAGATTACAAGTAAACAATCCATTAGGAACACCTAACTATTTGATACTGGCACAAGATAGTGGTAGTAATAAATTTGCAGTTGCAAATGATGCTGGTGCGGGAGTATTGGGAGCGAATGTAATAGTAGATGGAACGATGAATGTAAGTGGAGTGACTAACTTTGGAACCTCGGGTTCTAACGATAAGATGAATGTCTTTGGAGGAATCGTTCTTAGCCAAGGTGCTGGTATTTCTACTGATGGTGCATTTGGTCCTGCAGTTCCATTTGATGCACCGGTAGTATTCTTTGGTGGTGCATCCTTCAATGGTTCTAACTTACAATTGGGTGGTAATACCATTAACCAAGTTGGATATTTAGAGATAGATGGAACTAATACAGCACCAGGTCCTACTTTACAAGTAGAGGATGGAAATGGAACTCCAAGATTACAAGTAAACAACGCAACCCTAAAAGGATTTACTGGTGTTGATGTAGTAGTAAATGGTAATACCATATTAGATGGAACTGTGGCAATAGATGATGCTACTACAATAAATGGTAATTTAGAAAATACAGGTTCATTTACAAATGGTGGTGATACTACGATAGTAGGAACTAACTTAGCACCAGGCAATACTTTTCAAGCAAACGATGGAAATGGAACACCAATATTAGCAGTTCAGAATGCTACTCTAAAAGGATTTACTGATGTAGATGTATTGTTAAATGGTAATTTATTAAATGCTGGAAACTTTACTACTACTGGTGATCTAAACGCACCAAGTGCAAGTAATGTAGATTTTGGCTCACCGGGGAACTATGTAGATAACTTTAACATAAAGGCAGCATCATATGGAACAGTAGTATCCACTTGGAATCATTATTCAATAAACGCGGTTAATATAGAGGCACAGAATCTATTAAACCTCAAATCAAGTGGTGATATAATTGTATCTGGTTCAACTGACTTTGCAGATGATATAATAGTAAATGGAACTAATACAGCACCAGGAGATACTTTTACTGCAAAAGATGGTAATGGAACTATAAGACTATCAGTGCAAAATGCTACTCTTGGTGGATTGACTGGTGTAGATGTTAATATAAATGGTAAGACTCAAATTACGGAGACTCTAAATGTATTAGATAATACCGTTATAGATGGAAACTCCTTTGCATTTACACAAACTTTTACAGCTAAAGATGGTAATGGAACCAGTAGATTAGAAGTAAATAACCTTGGTTTAGCAAATGCAACCGGTGTAGATGTAAACCTCAACGGAACCGTTCAGATTACAGAAACTCTCAAAATGGTTGCTCAAGACCCACTACCAAGTGGAGTGGTTGGTGAGTTGGCAGTATCAGGTTCAAACTTATTCTTCTATAATGGAAGTTGGACACAAGTAGTATAAATTAAAAGGAAATAAAGATATGATACAATTAGAATTAGATGGAAACATCGTGGAAGTAGAAGCAACAAATGAGTTTGCAATTACAAGATACACATTAAGAGGATATACCATAGTAGAATAGAAAATACCAATAGTAAATTAAAACCCCATAGAAAAAATCTATGGGGTTTTTTACGTTAAATATAATTATACTATACTTATATTAAAGGGAAAGGTAATCCAATGATAGGAAACTATATACAAAAGCACTATACCGAAATACTAAATAAGGTAAAAGCAGTAACTCGTAACCATCAGGATACAGAGGATTTACTACAAGACTGCATCTTAAACCTACTAGAAAAAGGTAGTGATTATACAAACAAAATAGTAGAAGATGATAAAGTACAACACTATATCATCAAGATGGTGCATATACAATATAACTCATCAACCTCTCCATTCTATACCCAATATAAAAAAACACTTCTAAAATCAGTAGAAATAAACGATGATATACTAGAAGGGATAGAAGATAAAGTAGAAACCCACCAAGACACAGAAAAACTCTCCAAAGATGTAAAACTATACATAGGTAATCTACCAGTATATGAAAGAACCATAGCAGAGAAACACTTTGTATCAGGTGACTCACAACGGGAAATGAGTAGATACTATAATATAAATCGTATCCATATAACCAAGGATATAAACAACATCAAGAAAAATATAAGAATGAGCTTCAATAAAGAAAACTATAAAACCAAATAGCATGGGAACAATTATGATAGGAATACTAAATGATGCACTACCCTTCGTAGGTGCATTTACAATGGGATACGGAGTGTATAAAGGAATAAGATATACTATATCCAAAATCAAACTAAAGCCACTTAAAAACCCTATAAAGGGGTATATACGAAAGGAAGTGGTAGAATACCTAAACCAACTAAAAAAATAAGATATGAATACAAAAAAAATAGAAGGGTACAACGCATATACAATCACAGAAGATGGTACAGTATATTCCTTAAAAGGACTAAAACCAAGAAAACTAAAACCACAACGAGCAACCCAATCTAAAAAAGGCTACTTCCAAGTAAGATTATACGATGGTAGTGGAAAACTCGGTAGGTTAAATTATATCCACAGATTAGTATGGGAAACCTTTAGAGGTAATATACCGAAAGGATTGGAAATAGACCATAAGGATGGTGATACTACTAACAATAGTTTAACTAACCTACAAGTTTTAACTCATAGAGGTAATGGTATAAAGGCTACAAAGGATAATTATGGAGTATATTTAAGAGAACACAGAGATGAACTCTGTAAAGATTATGAAACACTCGGTTCTTTTAAGAAAGTTGCTAAGAAGTGGGGAGTATCCTATCCAGCAGTATGGAGAGTGATACGAAACAGAACCCACTACTTTGATAGAGAAACGGGTAAGTATGGAACACGAGTATATGATGAGAACCTAAAAGATAAATGGACACTAAACTAATAGATATGAAACAAATAGGATGTTATATAAAGCTAGGAACAATGCTACAAGGAGTAATAACCATAGTAACACTTGGTAATGGATACCAAATAGCACAATGGATAGCCAATAAACTTGGTTATGAATCATGCGGATGTGCTGAGAGGGAAGACTACCTGAACGGATTAACGTGTAAAGAAATCCGTGATATGAAAAAGAAAATAGATAGATTAAGAAAGCAAGACCCATATACCTACAAACACCAATAAGATGAAACTAACGCTAGAACAAGAAACACTAATACTTTTCTATATAGAAAACTACCAAGGTAAAGGACCTAAAGAAATGGATAGGAACACCCTATACCAAATCTTTAACTACTTCAGGCCACAAGAAGGAAGAGGACCACATGTATGTACCTGCATGGATAGGGATACAGTAAATAAGGTAAATGTAATGATAAGTGGATATACTTTTAGTGATGAGATAAGATTTACAGAAAGGTTCCACTCACTACTACCACAACTGGCACTGATAAAAGAAGAAGAGCCAATAGAAGAATCAAACGTAAAGGTAGAGTTTGATGTAAGTAAGTTGGAAAAGAGTATAGATAGTGCTAAAGAAGAACCTAAGGCTAAATCAGTACCAGTTAAACCAGTAAGAAAAAAACGAACCACAAAGAAAAAATAATGAATATACAGAAAGTAAAAATAAGTGAGGTAAAACCTAACAAAGATAACCCAAGAACAATCAGTAAGGATAAGAGAAAGAAATTAGTACAATCTATCCAAGAGTTTCCAGAGATGCTAAAAATAAGACCTATCGTAGTAGATAGTGATATGATAGTGTTGGGTGGTAATATGAGATTACAGGCGTGTAAAGATGCTAAACTAAAAGAAATATACATTATCAAAGCAGATGAACTAACTGAACAACAGAAACGAGAGTTTATAGTAAAAGATAATGTAGGGTTTGGTGAATGGGATTGGGATGTACTCGCTAACGAATGGGATATAGATGAACTAGAAGGATGGGGATTGGATGTACTATCACCAGAAGAAAAGGTAGAAAAGGAAGTAGAAGAAGCACATGGTAAATTAGTAGATACTTTTTTGATGCCACCATTTAGTATATTGGATACAAGACAAGGCTATTGGATGGAAAGAAAAAGATTATGGAGAACACTAATACAAGATAACGGAGAAACGAGAGAAGGAGCACTATCTGGTGATGCAGGTATGATAGACAAATATAATAATGGCGTTTCTTTACTTGACCCAGTTTTAAGTGAGATACTAATTAAATGGTTTTGTATAGAAGGTGGAAATATAATTGACCCGTTTGCAGGAGATACTGTAATGGGATATATAAGTGGATACAGAGGATATAACTTTACAGGTATAGAAATACGTAAGGAACAAGCAGATGTAAATAACGCCAGAGTAAAAGAGTTTGGTGGAAAGTATATAAATGATGATGGCCAGAATGTGCTAAAACATGTAGGAGAAGGAACACAAGATATGATGTTCTCCTGCCCACCCTACTTTGATTTAGAAGTGTATAGTGATTTAGAGAACGATGCAAGTAACCAAGATACCTATGAGGAGTTTATAGAGATAATAAGAAATGCACTAACAGATGGACTAAAAACCCTAAAAGATAATAGGTTTGCAACGATAGTGATAGGTGATATAAGAAAGAACGATGGGTTCTACCGAAGGTTCGTAGATGATATAAATACGATAATGGTACAAGGTGGAGCACAACTATACAATGAACTAATACTTGTAGAACCATTAGGAACACTACCACAGAGAGTAAATAGGTATATGGGGTGGAGAAAGATAGGTAAGTGCCACCAAAATATACTCGTTTTTTACAAAGGAGACCCAAAAGAAATAAAACAGATATACCCTAAATTGGAGTATATGGATGAGTTTGATGTAAATATATTATAGAATGAAGGCACAGATGCACAATTATAGCACATGGATAGATGAAACTAACCCTGCTAAACTATACAAAGAATATACTAAACTATTAAAAGATAGTGGATTTACTATACTAAACTATGTAGAACACCACTTCCAACCACAAGGATATACGGCTCTTTTTCTTTTAGGAGAGAGCCACTTTGCAGTGCATACCTTTCCAGAACACAATGAAAGTTATATAGAACTATCATCATGCGTAAGAGAACCATATGATGCATTCATAAAAAGGATAAATAGAGATGGCTAGAACTAACAAAAAACAACAGACTAAAAGAGCACTGATAGAAGCACTGACACAAACACTTGGAGTAGTAACCTCAGCGTGTAAATCAGTAGGAGTAGATAGAACAACATTCTACAAATACCTAAACGAAGATGCAGAGTTTGCAAGGGAGGTAAAAGATATAACCGAGATTGCAGTAGACTTTGCAGAGAGTAAGTTGCACGAACAAATCAAAGATAAGAACACAACTGCAACAATCTTCTACCTAAAAACCAAAGGGAAACACCGAGGGTATATAGAAAGACAGGAGATACAGAACGAAACCACAAGTAGTATATCATTTGATTTTAACTAATGAACGCAGAAGAACTAATATCAGCATTGGGTGCATTGGAAGAACGAGCACAGATAGCAAAGAGAGAGGTAGAATATATATCTGCCTTTGATACTCTCCAAAAGAGAGTATGGAAATTGGAACAAGAAATAGAAGAACTAAAACAAAAGAATGCAGTATAAAGGGTTCCAACCATATGAATTCCAGCGAAATATAATAGATGATATAATCGGTAAGGAGGATATGTTCTATACCCTTGTATGCGGAAGACAGATAGGTAAGACACTACTACTGATAAACATGCTACTATACTATGGGATAAACACTCCAAGAACTACAATACTATGGGTGTCTCCCTACTACTCCATGGCAATCAAGGTACTATCACAGATAATAGATGCAATAGAAGGAAGTGGTATAACCAAAGAAGCAAACAAGAGTGAGAAGATAATAACCCTCGTAAATGGTAGTAGAATATACTTCCGTTCAGCAGAGAAACCAGAAACGATACGAGGACTGAGTATAGACTACGCATTCTTGGATGAAGCACAAGATATAGATGATGATGCATTTAACAAGGCAATACTACCAACCCTAACTGCAAAAGGTAAGAAATGTTTGGTAGCAGGAACACCCAAGAGTAAAAACTGGTTCTACCAATACTTCCAAAGAGGTATGGGTGGTGAAGAACAATACAACTCATATACTGCACCATCAAGTATATCCCCATTCGTATCACCAGAGTTCCTCAAAGAACAAAAAGAATCCCTACCACCTGCAATCTACCAACAAGAGTTTGAAGCAATCTGGCAAGAGGGAGATGGAGAGGTATTTACTAATATAGATGGAGTATGTATCCTCGATGAGTGGATAAACACGAGAGAGAGGACATATGGAGGTCTGGATATAGGAACCAAGGGTGATTACGCAGTACTAACTATAATGGATACAAGTGGTAGAGTAGTATGGATATGGAGAGCACGAGGATTGGAATATACAGAGATAGTAGATAAAGTAACCTACTACTGCGAGAGATA